CCATGGTGATGACCTCGTCGACGATCCCCGGCAGCTCCAGCCCGGTCTTGGAGCCATCGATCTGCGGCTGGAACAGCTTGCGATTGAAGTCGTCGAGCTTCTCGTCGAGGATCCCGACGAACCAGACATTCTTGGCCCGCGTGTGCTGCAGATGGGTGAGCCAGCCGATCATCTCGCGGCCGTGCAGCCCGTAGGCCCCGCGCACATCCGGCTTGCCGGTCTTTTCCGACAGCGCTTCGGGCTGGCCCTTGCACCAACCAAAGCACAGCCGCCCGGCGACAGTGATCGAGTCGACAAAGATGGTGTCGTAGCGATCGAGTGTTGCCGGATCGCCAAAGCGGTCGCAGACGGCGGCATAGTGCGCCGGGCTGTAGGGTTGCTCGTCGCGCAGCGCCGGGTTGGGTCCGCCGATGAACACCGCGAAGTCCCGGCACTCCGTCCATGTGCGCGGCCGGATGCTGTCTCCCGTCCATCCCTCGATGGCCAGATCGCCCGCTTCGAGATCCATGAACAAGGTGCGGTCAGGATCGAGGGTCCACAGGAGGGAAGTTTTCCCGATTCCGGATTTCCCGAAGATGCACCCCTTGATCCCGCGCGGCTCCGCCAACCGCTGGTCGGCGCTGATGATGGGGAGGCTCACTGGTCGGCCCCCTGAGCGAGGATTTCGACCTTCAGGGTGCCGGGTTGGACGGTGCGCGCGGGCTCGAAGCCCTGACGGATCGCCTCGGGCCAGGCTACGTATTTGCGCTCCGGCACCTTGTAGGCCAGATCGACATACTCGGCGGGATCGTCACCGGCATCGCGGATGCGCGCGACCATGTCCGCCAGCCGGTCCTGATCCCAATCCACCCGCTTCGGTAGATCAGCAACCACGGTGAAATCACCATCGTCAAAGCGAACCGTGCCGGTGTCCTTGCCAGCGACTTGCCGTTCCTCAGCGGCCCGGGTGGCATAGCGGACGGCCAGTCCGGCATCGAAGCGGGTCTTGGCCGCCTTGTCGCGCTTCAAACGCTCGTCGATTTCGCGCTGCAGGATTGCCAGCAACTCGACCGGCAGGGTCGCGATCTCGGCCGCGCTGAGGGATGGCAGATCGTCGGGCGTGGGGGTGTTCTCGGGGAACGGCATGAATGGGTCTCCGTGATCGGTGAAAAGGGATTGGAAGGCGGTCATCACGCGCTCGCCCTGCGTCTCGAACCGGTGGCGTCGCAGAGCTCGCCAAGCTCGGCGAGCAGCAGCGCTGATAGCGATGCGGCCGCGGATTTGGGCTTGGGGCGCGCGACGGCGATGTAGGCGAACTGATCGAGGCCTAGGCGCGCCTGCACGAGGTGAATGAGACCTTTCTCGAAAGCGCCCAGAGCAGCCTGACCGAGGTCGGCGAGTTGGCGACGTTCCGCCTCTGGCAACGTCGAGATGACCGGGGTTACGTCGATTCCGAGAAAGCCGCGGTGGTACTCCAGCCGCGTTCCTGCCGGTGCCTGTGCGACCCATGCGCAGAATTCGACACCAGTGAACCTCGGCTTCGTCGCACGTCGATTTGTGGATTTGGAGGCGACCATCAGCATGCCCGTGACGCCTGACGGTACGGAACAACGCCGTTGGCAGCGCGTTGGGGATCAGCTGTCAGCCGTCGCGGCGTCTGACCCGCCCGCGCAACGGCATCTCTGATCTTCACAGCGCGCTGAAGCTGGCTCTGTTCGAAGGTTTCGACGTCGGCGAGCCGGTACAGCACCCTCCCGCCAAGTTTCAGGAAGGCCGGTCCCTGGCCATTGTAGCGCCAGCGCTCCAATGTTCGGTGGGAAATCCCCCAACGTCGGGCCAGCTCCTTCTGATTTAAGCAATGCCTTTGCAGCATCGGTGTCTCCTCTCGTTGTTGAGGAGACCATGCAAAATCCCGCTGTGGGATGTCGTCGGGATCGCAGGGGGATGCAGAGGGGGATGGTTACAGCCTTGCATGACAGGCTTCGGCGGCTTGGTGGGGGATCGTCATCCCCCTCCATCCCCCAGGCGATCCCACACCAAGCGCGGTACAGATCAGTTTATGGGAGATAGTAAGCGAGTCAGTTGATGTTCAGACGGTAGCCGCCGCGGCGGTCGGAGCGGATCAGTTCGCGCCAGTCCTTCTGGGACTTGAATACGTCGGCCATGCGCAGGCTCTTCGAGCCAGCCGACGACAGGATTGCCTTGCCGCTCTGCCAGGGCTCGCCGCGCTGCGCCGCCTCGTGCAAGGCGCGGACGACCTGCGCCTGAATCGGGCCGAGGCGGAAGCGGTAACCGTTGCAGCGCACCTCCTGATAGTCGGCCGAGGCGATGAAGGTGCTCTCCTCCATCGCCGAGCCGCCGGAGGAGAACCCGGACTGGAGCTCAAAACGATCGCGTTCCTCGCGCCTTAGCAGCAGATCCCCGATCATCACGAAGACCGGCTTCGCATCGCCATAGAGCGACGCATAGTTCGCGCGGAGTGTGCGGAACTCGCTGACATGGAGTTCGCCACAGCGGAACAGCTGGAAGACGTCGCAGGCGTGCAGGTCGAGCAGTCCGCTGAAGGGCTTCTGCTCCCACGGCACGCGGAACCGCTCGCCGTCCTGACCCTCCTCGTAGTCGCCGAACTCGACCGGCTCACCAAAGACGCGCACCGACAGCCGGAGCTTGTCGTTCTCGGCCAGGTAGACGAGGTCCGTCTCGGAGATCCGCCAGCGCTCGAGTACTTCGGGGAGCGTGAAATACAGCTTGTCGATGTGCACGCGCCCCTCCGATTCCCCTGCCTGATGTTTACCTTCTGTTCTTAATCGCTTGACGGCCGCCGATCAATCCGATTTTATCCTATTTCATCCACAGATGGGTGGGGAAACATGAACGAGCATCACACGCTTGCCGACCGTCTCAGGGCCCGGGCCAACCAGCTCGGCCTCAGCCCAGCCCACGTCGCCGAGATGGCGGGCGTGAACCGGTCCTTTGTCTACGACATCCTGCGCGGACGATCATCCCGCCCCGGCATCGACCGTTTGGCTGAGGTTGCCCGCGTTCTCAAGGTGGACCGTGACTGGCTGATCCACGGCATCGGCGATGTCGAGGGCACGCCACCCTTCATCGAAAACCCGGACGAGACCTTCGTCTCGATCGCACATGCCAGCCCGCGCCCCTCAATGGGCGGCGGCGCCGTGGTCCAGGAGCACGACGATCCCGCCGGTCGCGCCTACCACTTCCGCCGGTCCTGGATCCGCCACAGCCTCAAGGCCAGCCCGTCCCAGCTGCGCATCATGCATGTGGAAGGCGACAGCATGGCACCCACGCTGCTCGACGGCGACACGGTGCTCGTCGACATGGCACGGCGCGCGCCGAACCCGCCAGGCATCTTCGTGCTGGACGACGGCATGGGGCTGGTGGCCAAACGGCTTGAGCACATCCTGAACAGCGACCCGCCGTCCGTGCGCGTCATTTCGGATAACGGGTTCTACAGTCCGTACGAGCGAACGGCCGAAGAGATCCACATCGTCGGCCGCATCCGTTGGTTCGCGCGGGAGCTGTAGCTGTGGTTGATGATGGGGAACTGGATAATCTGTTTGAGCTGGCGGGCTGCTCCTTTCGGGATGCCATGACAACCGTCGAGATCGAGGCATTCTTCTCCAGACGCCAAGTCTCAATGGCTGAGGGCACTAGTAAAAGGACACTCGCACAAAACACTCTCGCAAGCCTTCCACGAACAGAGGCGCTTGAGCTGGTCCTCGAGTTTGCACGAGAACGGCGGGATATCGGCCTGGAGGACAGGGTGTACATCCTGCTGGACAAGGACCAGCCGGAAATCTCTGCGATCACTCGCGACCGGGTGGCCGACCGCCTTGGAGTCGGGATCCATGGGCTAGGCGTTCGTCCCGACGTGATCGAGGATTTATTCGACCTGAGTTCGACCGCCGACTTCTTCTATGGCCCGAGTAAAATCGAGGAGCTTAAACAACACGCAACCGGCGCAGCCCCATCGTGGAGCGCAAAGGATGTCTTCGATGTCATCGGTGCAATAACATGCCCTTCGAGGCGGTTTACGCAGCTGATCGAGACTGCTTTGGATCCCCGGTTTCGTGATGTCGACGACCAGGCTGCCTTGGCAGCGGACTTAGACGGCATCCTGCAGCTTGATGGCTACGAGGTTGTTCAGACAGGAGAGGTCTCGGGGCGCGCAACATTCTCGGTACGCCCCATTCGCCGTGGCGTCGACGGGCGGCCCAAGAATCTGATCTTCGCTTCCAAAGGACCAAAGCCGAGGCTCGGATTCTCGGATGCGATCGACAACGAAGTCGTCGTGCTCGAACATGCCGACAGCTGCCTCGTGTATGACCAACCCATCGGCAGTGGATTGTTGTGGCTCGATCTGGTTCGTTGGTGGATGAATCAGAGAGAGATCGCAGACCTCGCCGAGGCACGAACCAGCCTCGGGCAGCGTCTGCTTGCCTCTCTAGACGACGGCCCTGAGCAGGAATTCTTCAAAGCGTACTTCCGCAACTTCGCTGACCGACTTGGAGACCGGCTGCCGGCGCTTATTCCGCAGGTATACTTGCACTATGACCCGGAGATCGCGAGGCATCTCGCGGACAAACGAGTACTGTTCCGGCAGCGCATGGACTTTTTGATGTTATTGCCAAACCGACAGAGAATCGTCCTCGAGATTGACGGTAAGCACCACTATGCGAACGGCGAGCGCGCCGATCCTCGCTTGTACGCGGAAATGGTTGAGGCCGATCGCAAACTGCGCCTTCGCGGCTACGAGGTTTTTCGATTCGGGGGCTGGGAATTCTTCAATACGAAGGGATCGAAGCAAGAAGCTGCCGACAAGCTTGTGAGATCCTTCTTCGAGGAGCTGTTCCTCGTACATCGGCTAGGATAGCTAGTCCCAAGAACACCGCAGAGCTACGCGGCAGTCCGCTAAGTATCGGAAAACAATTGTTTTCGCGGGGCGCGCGGGTAGCGTTTCTCCCATGCGAAACACTCCGACATATCCCCGGCTGGCCACGTCGCCGTGGCCTGCATCCTGCACCCGAACGCTGCCCCGCCCATGTTGTTTGCGGCGGAGTAGTGGTTGTGGGTCGTTCCTTCCCGTCAGTCTTGCGGACAAAAGTCCGGACTTTTGTCCGCCTTCAGTCACAGTGCGAATTGGTCACGCTCTTTCTTGGCAGGCATAAGGCCGCAAACGGTGATGGATGCATTTTCGTAATCGGTGCTGAACTTCACGATCACAGCGGCGATTGGCATGTCAGGGTCATAGTTATCGGCGAGCCACGCCGCAGCATCGGCTTCAATGAACCCCAGCATGTATTCGGCTTCCGTCTGGCCTTTGAAAACAGCGTGAACTTCAATAGCGTTGTCATCGAAAGGATTGCTAGGGTCGCGCTCCAAAACCACGTTGAGCGTGTCTGTGCCAGGATCAAAATCATCAAGTGCCAACACGCAGTCGTCAATATCATCTGTGTAGTTGGATGTCCCCCGCACCTTGAGCCATCCACTGCCGTATTTCCAATTTACCCATTTGCCCTTTGGTCGATGTTCTGGAACGTCAATATCTTCCCAAAGGCTATCAGTTGTTGGCATCGGTTCGTCTTCGATTTCATATGCCCCGGCCATTCGCTCCAGATCGGCAATGCGTTGGTCCATCAGGCGTTGTTCTTCATCTTCCGCTTTGAACTTGGCGTCCAACCAGAAAGCCGCCGGGATCACCAGAACAATGATGAGCACGATCACTATGTCCATTGTTACCACCTGAATTTGTTGGCAAAATTCAACCATAAGTCGCATTTCAGGTCTTGTCATCAACGAAATTCACAGCCGCCGGTTACTGCGTTTCTGGATCTAAGCGCGACGGGCGCAGCGTTGGCTGTTGAAGCCCCTTTCCTTCCTGTTGGACTCGGGCGGCATCCTCTGGGTGTCGCCCGCTTTTTCG